ACTCAGCGCCATTGTCAGGAGAGTTCCTCCTGAAATGAGGGCCGAGAAAAGTTACGGTTGGCAACTATAACCACCTCAGGCGAGCACCAATAGTGATATCTGTACTGCGTCAACTATTGCTTCTGCATGAAGTGCTAGTGCTGGTAGAGAGCCACCTGTTTTTGCTGGTGCGCTGCTTTCGTTGTCAACTCCAGTGTCTGTGAAGGACAGTGATAGCGTCTTGTCTGCCGTTGGCATGACTGTTCCGAGAACTGCCACGATTTTGTCAACGCCTTCTGTGAAGATTAGAACTTCTTCATCTGCTGTCTCCAAGTCCAGTTGGAGAGTTAGCAGCCTTAGACCGCCTTCTGCTGCACCATCTGTGTTGTTGGCTGCGAAGGTGCTCATGTCAGTACCACCGGGGTAGGTACTTCCATATCCTTTCAACCACTCAGTGCTGTCCACTAGAGTTCCTGTTCTCATGTCTAGGTCTAGTAGGAAACTAACATCCGTTATGTCTCCGTCATCTGCTTTCACCGTTATTCCGCCACTGCTTGCTGTAAATACTGTCATATTTTTTTCCTCCTTTTATCTCCAACTGACTCACTTAAGGTCTCTGATGCTCCCTTGTCCTCCGAAGAAAGTGGTCCAAAGTTCTCCCATGGTCCTGTACATTCCCTCTTGTCCTAGTCTGTTGATTGCGAATGGGTCACCAGTCTCAATTCCACTCTCGTAGTATTGTGTTGGTATCGCCGTGCTGAAGTACATGTAATCAGTGTCTAGGAAGTACATCCTGCTGATTGTGTCTGGTTTGACATCCTTGGAAGGAATGATTGGGACTCCGTTGTAGGTTGCTACTACGAATCCGGCTTCCATTCCGGGTACACCCTTGACACCGTTGTAGGTCGGGGTGACTCTCTTCTCTTCCATGAACCTCTGCTGGGACTGTAGCAGTTGCTGTAGTCTCATTAGAGTGTCATATCCAGTTAGCATGACTTTCGGGTTTCCACCACGTATCCATACTTTCTGGAATAGGTCGTCTAGTTGGTCTAGGCTTAGAACCCTGTCAGTTGCACCGGTGTCTGCGTTTACCTCTGCGTATGACCAAGAGTTAGCACTGCCATCTCTGTTGATGGAGTAGATGTCCTCTCTGCCAGCAGTGTAGTGAGTTCCGGCTGTCATTCCACTCGAATCACCAGTGGTCACTCTGTCGATGGACTCGAAGCCGTTGTCTGCTGTCGTGTCCACGTCTAGTAGTAGCATCTTGTTGGTCATCTCTGCGTGGTGCTTGCTCATCTCTTCTTTCAGGACCGAGCGTATGTCGCCCATTCCGTCATCCTTGTCAGCAAGGAAGATAGCAGTCTCGGACATGTCGAACGTGTGAACGACCGTCTTTGGTTTTGCAGCCACGTGCTGGAAGGTAGGCTTCACTGTGTCTGGTAGAGTTGCATTCTCTGCAACACCACCGTGGACTGCGCCTCCGTTGGGCTTGTCAGTGAGTACTCTCCATCCTGACCTGTCCCAAGGTCTCTTTGGTAGTATGCTGAATGCGTTGAACTCTTGGTTCAACTGCGACCATACTTTGCGTCCGTAGATTGCGTTGTATGTTCCACCGGTGGTGGACAACATTGGTGCGTCTGCTTTCAATAATTCACTACCGGAGTAGGAGTAACCCATCGAGTTACCTGCTCCGTAGTAGTATCTTTCCATATCTGTTACTGTTCTTATGTAGTTTCTTGCCATTCTTAATCACTCCTGAAGGTGCTGTTTGCGAGGTTATGTACCTCATCCCAACTCATTGTTGCGAGTTCCTCAGTTGAAGGGATTTCAACGGTTGGAAGGGATGCTGCTGATTTTGCGATTGTAGAACCGGACTCTACTGATGAGCCGATGCTGTCGATGCGCTCTGTAAGAGCGGCTAGAGACTTCTGGATAGCGGCTAGTGGGCTGCGAGCATCGAATGCTGCTGCTTCTGCTTTTGCTATTTCTTGTTGCCTCTCTGCTGCGAATCTGTTGGAGAAGTGGTTTTCTAGGCTTCCCTTGAACTCCTGCTCCAATGCTGCTGCTTTGTAGACCTCGTATGCTGCCTCGATATCTGAGTCAGATACTCTGTCTGCTGTTAGGAAGTCGGACTTCTCTACTGTGGATTTCTTGCCCTTTCCACCAGAGCCAAAGTTGGCCTTGGGTGTTTCTGGCTTTCCGTCTACGGTTTCCCTCTTTGGTGCTTGTCCACCAAACCTTACCGCTCCGTCTCCAATTTCTTCTGGGGTAGAACCAAGGTTTCCCTTGTTGACATCATCAAAGTGAGCACGTGCGGAAATTGTGTCCACACCTGCACTCTTCAGAGTGTCTTCCATCCAATTTAGGTACTCAGAGGAGATAACGTCAGAGTATTGTGATTTTTCGACATCTTCGTCTTCATCATCTTTCATGGCTTCTTTCTTGTCACCATACATTTTCTCTTCGTCGTCTTTCTCGTCGCCGTCGTCTTTCTTCTTGCCTTCCATATGTTCTTTCAAGCCCGGTGGCATTTCTCCTTTCTCCATAGAGTCGAGACGGCCTTCCAGACGTGACAGAACATCTGTCATTTGCGTCATTACATCATTTTCTGCTTCTGTCATTTTTTTCACCTTTTTTTTATCTTCTTTTAATATCCTGAATGTTGCTTCTGGATTGATTCCTTTCTCACAAATTGTGATTTCGTGTAGTTCAAGTTTGCTGATTTCTTGGTAGTCTCCATGTACCGGGTCTGATTTTCTGACTCGTTTGAATGCCTGCCCTCCAATACTAAAACCTCTCAATGAGCCTTTTCGTATTTCGGCAGCGACTTCCTTTGCTTTTTCGATGTCGTCTCGTAATTCTACAACTACAAACATTCCGACATCGTCAACTTCGCTTTTCCACAACCTCCCTTCACTATCTGTATAATTAGGAATTACTTCACCCACTTGAATGTTAGAATGCGCTAATTGCACGTTTCTGTATCTGTGGTCCTCCATGTATTTCTTGAATGCGCCTTTCAATGCTTCTTTCGTAATTTTGTCTCCTTGCTTGTCAACTACTTCTACGCTAGCATACCCGGCAACAACGAGGTCTCCACCCTTGATGAGTGTAATTCCAGACTGAGGTTGTCGCAATGGGGATAGCACACTGACTCAGAGTTACTGCGTCATACTACTTATATGAAGCGGCAACAAACTAAACTGTTGTTGCTTCTTTATCTGGACCTGAATCTTCGTTTTTGATACCCTTATCCTTCTTTTGTTGTCGCTTCATATGTGGATACGGCTTTTCATCATCTTCTGTGGGTCTTGCCCTCATATCATAGTCAGGCAAGGTCTGCTCCCCATCTAGGGTTGTTGGTCCTCTAGGACTTTCTACACTACCACCTAGTTCTATTCCTAGTCCCTTTCCACCACTCATTGGAAAATGTCCCTTCTCTAGAACATCCAGAACCCTTACCATAACACCGATGGCTTTCTCCATCTGCGGTTTGAGCAGTTGGTTCTTTTCTGCTAAGGTCTTGGCCTTGTCCTGTACTTTCTTCTCAGGTATGGGTCTTTTCTCGACCTTGCCCTTGAGCATCATGCTAGCGACCTGAGACCAAAATGGTTTGAGACTGTCAGACAATCTGATTGAGTAGTCTGACTCACCGAACTCCGAGAGGAGTGTGCGTGGTGAGTGTACCCAATATCCCAAGTCTGATTTTTCCAATGTGTAGAATACGTCGTTGTGAATGCACGTCTTGACAATCAAGGTGTTGTCCTCTATATCCACGTCATGCGGGAAGTGTAGATTTGGTACGGACTTGGCTAGTATGTTGAGTGTCTCCATGCTGACGCTGGACTCACCCTCTCCCTCACCCACTATCTTTACTGGATTCAAGTCGTATACTTCTCTCCCATTGATTTTCTTTCTCTTGATGCCGGTGACCTCGACCTCGACTATGTCACCCTCTTCAAATGATTTAGGGCTAGATACCGTCCCTACGTCTAGATACACCTCCCCCTCGTAGTCTACTGTGGCATTCTCTATTCCCTCATCGTCAATCAGAGGTCCTGCGCCTAGCCTGTACGTGATGCTCTTCTTGCCTCTCTTATCGAGAATCCTGAGGTTGACATTCTTGTTGGGTCTGAGTAGAACCCACTTCGGGTGTCTTTTCTCTCCCTTCATGTATGTGCTTTTACCGTCTCTGATGAGTAGGCAGTCATGTTCCTCAAGAAGTGACTTTACCGTGTCTTCCAGACCATCATCGTCAGTCATGCGTGTGTCGTGTGGTCCGGGCACAGTGACGTTGTCGTATCCATCGAACTGTCCCCTGAGTATCTTCAATCTCTCTTGAATAGTCATGTCGGTAACATCGGTGTCATCGTAGTAGGTGATGTCGATGATGTGCAACTCGTCATCTGAGAGTATACCGTCCAAGGTGCAGTCCTTCTTTCCGAGATTATTGACACCATCCTTGACCCAATCAGGAATGCTCATTCTTGAGTTATGCTCGTTGTACGCTGATACCTTGTCGTTTAACTTCATGACTACGACCCTCTCTCCCTCATACCACTTGGATACCACCCAAGAGCCAGTGAAACCCCTGAGTTGCTCCATGTCCTTGAAGTTGAATATCCTGTGCATGGGTCGTATCGGTGGTACGAAGTTCGGTGTGTCATCCCCTTTCAGCATCAGTGAGTCTGGGTTGAGAAGGAAGGCTGCGTAGTCCGACGGCTCGCTGGTTGTTATAGAGAAAGGCTGAGTTGCTGGGACAGTACCGTCTGGATAGGACATGAACTGATTAGCACCAGTCATAGAGATGTTCTGGTCATCGAGGTTCTGGACTGCTGATGCAACTTCTCCCCCGAAGTGCCGTTGAATGATTGACATGGGTACTGCGTGCATAGGTTGGGGAGCGGCTGTCGGTCCTGACGTGAGTTCACCGAAGGTAGCATCGAAGGACTCGGCTGGTTTCCTGAGTCTGTGATTGCTGTGGTCCATAAGTCCTGAATACCCATAGATGTCCATGACGGGTGAGCCTTGTACTCCTATAGGGTGCAAATCCCTTGCTCCGAATCCTATGGTCTCACTCTCAATCATAGCAGGTGACGATGACAGGTCGAAGTTGGGGTCATGCACGAAGAGGTCCTTACTCGCATGTTGGATGTAGTCTGCTCTTCTTTTCAAATCACCACCCTCTGCTTGACCACTTCGTCGTGCTTTGATTGGTTTATTGGAGAGCAGAGAGCGTCTTTCCTTACCCCTACCTATCTCAGGGGCTGCGAAGTACGTCAGACCTAGATTGTCCTGAACCTCCTTGGGAAGGCTGTTGACCTGACCCCTGAGTCCTCTTATCTGTGATTCTATGCGCTTTGTGTATCCAAGCCTTTCATCTCTGGAATGTTTGTACTTCTTCTCGTACTCCTCGTCGGAGAGCGTTTGGTCTCTAGAAGAAGCGAATAATTTACCAGCATGGTCGTGCATGTGTTCTATATCATCGTACCCTAAGAACATCCGTTGGTCCTTTCCTGCGTATAACTCAGGTGGGTTTGTAGTCATGGAGTTGAGGGACATCAGTACCCTGTGGTCATCCTCGTTGTTCGGGTCGAGTGATGCCTTTATCGAGTCCAGCACGTTTCCGTAGTGCGCTGAGTGATTACCATCCTCACCCATGCCTAGGTGTTTCACTAGGTCGTCTAGGGTTGTTTTCGAGTCTACTCTGAATCCGTGCTCTCGCATGTGCTCTGGTAGTCTGTGTAGGCCAGTCCTCTGCAATGGCGTTTCTATTTTATCTAAACCATGCTCCATCACCTTGAGGTTGTTTGTCCAAGTCTCACCGTTGGGTAGTTCTATCTCCGCTCCCCTCGGTAGGTGCATCAAGACCATGTTGGCATCCCTGAACAGGCCGTCAATCTCCGCATCCAAGTTGGGGTTGTCAGGGCTGAACGTGCCCTCTGGTTTGAGTTGCCTGAGAACCATCGCCATCTGTTCTATTGCTTTATGATGGGATTGTATCCTACTCATGTGCTGTCTCATGAGCGTACCTCCCATTCTGTCCTCTAGACCAAAGTGTGTTAGGAACTCCTCAACCGCCTCATCGTCTCCTGTCCTAGCACCGAATGACGGGAGATTCAACTTGAGGCTGGCTGGTGTCAAACCGAGCATA